CAGCAAAGGTGAAGCGCAAGCCCATTGGCGGCGTGATCGACCCCAGCGCCCTGGCCTACGACGTGCACGACCTGATGATCTACAACGAGAAGGCCCGGAAAATTGGAAAGCCGGAACTGACCTACGGATACTGGGCGGAAAAAGGAAAGCCCGCCACACCTTAAACACCTTGATCTATTATGAAGAGCAACGGATACGATGGACCTGACACGTCCACCGTATCCGTTACGTTTCATAATACCTTTATAAAGAAAGAGGGGGAAGGGCCCTCTTTGGGGAGCTAGTATACCCGTTATTTCTGTGACGGTGGGGTCACGGGAAAGAGAATATCAGCAGAAAGTGAAAGCCAGCAGGAGGGCACCGGGATGCGCTGTAACTACATCCGAGAGAAAAAATACCAGTGCGGGGATGACTACATGGCAGTCGGAGTGTTCTCCATCATCCCCCAGGAACACCGGGGCCGGGGCAAGAAGCGGAAGGAATCCAGCGAGGGGCAGAAGGCGAAGAACAAAATGGATTCCCTGCGCAAGCGCCAGAGAAAGGCGCTGACCAATTTCAGTCCGGCGGGAATGTTCCTGACCGGTACATACGAGGATCCATTTCTGCCGGAGGACATTCTGGCCTGCCGGAGAGACGTGGAGAACTACAAGCGGCGGGTGATGGCGGCCACCTGCAAGCGGTTCGGGGCAAGGCGGGAGGACATCCGCCTGATGCTGGTGGCGGTGCGCAAGGGAGAAGCAGGACGGCTGCACATGCATGGTTTTGCGGAATGCCAGGGCCTGACCGCGGCACAGCGCCGGGAGTGGCGGGAGATGCTGGAGGATCTGTGGCGGCGGCGTATCCCCGGCTCCAATGAGTTTGAGCCGCTGGGCACCATGAACGTGAATCGGATCGACATGAAAAAGCTGCTGGGCAAGAGTGTGCAGGGCGAATACGGCACGATGGGCTACTTCTACGGCCACAAGGAGCGGCTGTGGGTGGAAACGGCCAACCTGCGCCCGGCCATTGAGCAGGCCCCCAACGATGGCAGATGGAGCCGGAAACAGCTGCGGGCCGCCTGCGGGGAAAAGCAGAACGATGCCAAGTGGTGGGAGCAGCGGTTTCCCGGCTGGAAGATGGAAAAGTGCATCGTGCTGGAGCCCGGCGGGCTGCATGAGAGTCCGAAGCGGGAAGGAACCGGCTGGGAACGGCTGGAACCGCAATGCTATGTGATCCTGCGTCGGCGGGAGGCTGCGATTCTTCGCACCTGACAGATAAAACACCGGTATTTTGCGCGTTATACCCATGCGAAAAGAAGGTGGGGCGGTGACAAAAGAGCAGAAGAAAGCGACCCGGCAGGCTCTGCGCCGATATGGCGAGGGGTCTGTTTGTGCTGCCTGGGCGCAGGTGATCGGGGCGGTGCTGGCCTGGTACGACCGCAATGACCCGGTATGCGCCCAGCTGCTGCGGCTGCGCTACCTGCAAGGTCTGCCCGAGGAAAAGGTGATCGCCCGGCTGTATGTGGGGCGGACGACCTACTACACCAAAGAGCTGGAAGCTCTGAGCACCGTGGCAGTGTGTGCAGCGGATGCAGGGCTGCTGCCCGGCGGGCAAATGTCCGGGGTATTTTGAGCGGGCGAGACGTGATAGGCTATTTGCAAAGGGGCGCATGGATTTGAAAATCAAACCTCTCAGTCAGCGCTTTGGGCGCTGACAGCTCCCCTAGTAGGGGAGCCAAGTGTAGGAATGCGCCAATGGGGGGTGACAGCATGGCGAAGAAGCGGGCGTACTGCAAGAACACGGTGGCCGGGAAGCAGCGGGGAAAGAAATACCCGGCGGCGTTCCGGGCAGAGGTGGTAATGGCCATGCTGGGCTCCAACTCCATCTGCGCCGTGGCGAAGAAGTACGGCGTGCCGGAATCGACCATCCGCAGCTGGATGAGCGAGGAGGCAGGCCGCAGTGATGCCTTTGCAAAGGCCCGGCAGGAAGCCGCGCGGGAGATCGCCATCCGGGCAAGCCTGGGCGTACGGGCACAGGTGACCTTTTTGCAGGGCCGGGCCGCTGAGAGCCAGCGGGCGGCGCAGATCACGGAGAGGCTGCACCGGCGTTTGGACGAGGACACCCGGGCCCGGGACTTTGCCGTGGGCACCCTGCTGAAGGACGACCCGGAGGAGCTGGCGGATGCCACCGAGACCGGCCTTGTGGTGTATGGAGAGGCCGGAACCCGGAACTTGCGGCTCTACGAGGACGAGCGGAACCTGTTAAATGCCGAGCTGGAGCGGTACGAGGGCCGGGTGATGAGCGACAAGAACGCGGCCGGTGTGGCCAAGGTGCTGATGGAAGTGGCCGAAAAGGCTGCTGCCATGGCTCCAGCGGAGAACACCGACAGCGAGAGCGGTCCGCCGATGGTAGAGATCGCGGCAGCCAGTGAGACGGACGGCCGGCAGGAGGTGGAAGTGGATGGCGGCACAGAGGATGCGTGACGGCAGACCGGTGATCTGGTCGCCGCAGCCTGCCCAGGCACGGTTCATGCAGCGCACCGAGAACGAAGTGCTGTATGGCGGGGCCGCAGGCGGCGGAAAGAGCGACGCGCTGGTGATCGAGGCCCTGCGGCAGGTGGAGATCCCACACTACCGGGGGCTCATCATCCGAAAGACGTTTCCCCAGCTGCGGGAGCTCATTGACAAGACCATGCGGTATTACAAGCCAGTTTTCCCAAAAGCCCGGTACAACAGCAGCACACACTGCTGGACCTTCCCCAGCGGGGCAAAGATCTATTTTGGCAGCCTGAACCACGCCCAGGACAGGTACAACTACCAGGGCCAGGCCTACGACTTTATCGGCTTTGACGAGCTGACCCATTTCACCTGGGAAGAGTACAGCTACCTGCTGAGCCGAAACCGACCCAACGGCCCCGATACCCGGGTCTACACCCGGGCCACGGCCAACCCTGGCGGCATCGGCCACGGATGGGTGAAGGCCAGATTCGTCAGCCCGGCCCCGCCCGGCACCCGGATGGTGCAGATGGTAAAGGCCAAGGCCCCGGACGGCCGGGAGATCATGCAGCGGCGGACCCGCATCTTTATCCCCAGCACGGTGTTTGACAACGCGGCCCTGCTGGAAAATGACCCGGGCTACTTGGGCACGCTGGCTGCGTTGCCGGAAGCGGAGAAGAAAGCCCTGCTCTACGGCGACTGGGACAGCTTTACCGGGCAGGTGTTCACCGAGTGGAAGAACGACCCGGCCCACTACGACGACCAGCGGTGGACACATGTGATCCGCCCGTTCCGCATCCCGGGACACTGGAAGATCTGGCGGGGGTACGATTTCGGCTACTCGAAGCCCTTTTCCGTGGGGTGGTATGCGGCGGACGAAGAGGGCAGGCTTTACCGCATCCGGGAGCTGTACGGCTGCACCGGGACCCCCAACGAGGGCATCAAGGCTGACCCTGTGAAGCAGGCGAGGATGATCCGGGAAGCCGAAGAAAACGACCCAATGCTCCGGGGCCGCACCATTCTGGGCGTGGCCGACCCGGCCATCTTCAACGAGAGCCAGGGCGAGAGCATTGCTGCCATGCAGGAAAAGAGCCCGAACTTTCTGCACTGGGCTCCCGGCGACCACACCCGGCTGGCGGGCAAGATGCAGTTCCACTACCGGCTGGCGTTCCAGGCGGACGGGCGGCCCATGCTGCAGGTGTTCAACACCTGCAAGCACTTTATCCGCACCATCCCGAACCTGGTATACAGCGAGAGCAACGTGGAGGACATTGACACCGACCAGGAGGATCACATCTACGACGAGTGCCGGTATGTGCTGATGGAGAATCCCCTCAGCCCGCCCCGGACAGAGCCGGTGCAGCCCATGCCGGATGACCCGCTGGAGCTGGGAAAGAAAGCGAGGTTTTTTAGAGTATGACCGACGTGATCGGCACAGAGCAGGTGGCGAAGGCCACGGCGCTGTTACAGAGATACAAGACCGGCAAGGCGGCGCTGGACAAGCGGATCGTGGACAACGAGCTGTGGTTCCGGATGCAGCACTGGGCCAACTACAAAAACGAGATGATGGAGGGCAAGCCCAAACCTTCCAGCGGGTGGCTGTTCAACAGCATTGCCAACAAGCACGCGGATGCCATGGACAACTACCCGGAACCCAACGTGCTGCCCCGGGCAGCGGACGACGAGCAGACCGCCAAGGTGCTTTCCAAGATCCTGCCGGTGCTGCTGGAACAGGAAGAATACGAGCAGGTGTACAGCGACACCTGGTGGCGCAAGCTCAAGCAGGGAACCGGCGTGAAGGGCATCTTCTGGGACCCGGGGTTGCGGAACGGCGTGGGAGACATCTCCATCAAGAGCATGGATCTGCTGATGATGTACTGGGAGCCCGGCGTGATGGACATCCAGGACAGCCCCCACCTGTTCAGCCTGGCGGTGGCCGACAACGAACAGCTGAAGGCCCAGTACCCCCAGCTGGAAGGCCACACCGGCAGCACGCTGGAAGTGGCAAAGTACATTCACGACCAGAGCATTGACACCTCGGACAAGAGCGTGGTGGTGGACTGGTACTACAAAAAGGCCCGGGAGAACGGCCCGCCTCTGCTGCACTACTGCAAGTTCTGCAACGGCGTGGTGCTCTACGCCAGCGAGAACGACCCGGCCCTTGCTGACCGGGGATTCTACGACCACGGCAAGTACCCCTTTGTGTTCGACACCCTGTTCGTGGAAGAGGACAGCCCGGCGGGCTTTGGGTACATCGACGTGATGAAGGACACCCAGACCGCCATTGACGAGATGAACGCAGCCATGGACGAGAACGTGAAGCTTTCGGCCAAGGCGCGATACATCATCCAGGACGGGGCGGGCATCAACGAGAAGGAGCTGGCCGATTTTGGCAAGGACATCGTCCACGCGGCAGGGCGGGTGACGGACGAGACCCTGCGGCCCTTACAGACAGCGGGGCTGGCGGGCAACCTGATCACCTACCGGGACGCGAGAGTGGCGGAGCTGAAGGAGATCAGCGGCAACCGGGATGTTTCCCAGGGCGGCACCACCAGCGGCCTGACTGCGGCTTCTGCCATTGCGGCGCTGCAGGAGGCTGGCTCGAAGCTCTCCCGTGATATGCTGAAAAGCGCTTACCGGGCCTTTGCAAAGGAATGCTATTTCATCATCGACCTGATGCGGCAGTTCTACGACGAAAGCCGGGTCTACCGCATTACCGGCGACAGCGGCCAGCCGGAGTATGTGCAGTTCTCCGGGGCAATGCTGCAGCCCCAGCCGGTTGACATGATCGGCGGGGTGGAGCTGGGCAGCCACGAGCCGGTGTTCGACATCACGGTATCGGCTGCCAAGAAGAGCACCTTCAGCCGCCTTTCCCAGAACGAGACGGCAAAGGAGTGCTACCAGATGGGGCTGTTTGCCCCGGCCAACGCTGACGCGGCGCTGGCGGTGCTGGACATGATGGACTTTGAGGGCATCGAAAAGGTGCGGGAACGGGTGCAGCAGAACGGTACCCTGTACACCCAGCTGCAGCAGGCCATGGAGCAGCTGCAGAAGCTGAGCGCCATCATTGACCAGCAGAACGGCACCAACATGAGCGCAATGGCCGGGGCCGCTGCACAGGCGGCCGGAACCACGGGCAGCGGCAGCGGCGGACAGACCACCGCAAAGACGGCGACCAACGGCCTGGGGGCTGTGGTGGGCGGCGGAGGCAACAGCCTGGCCACCCAGGCGGCACAGCGGGCCATGAATGTGAATAATCCGAATAAGTGATTTTCAGAAGGAGCGATAGAATGATCCATGCAGAGTATGTAGAGTTCGACCAGCCCACTGGTGCACGGGTGCGCAGGCTGGAAGTTTTCGGCCATGCAGGCTATGCGCCCAGAGGGCAGGACATCGTGTGCGCGGGTGCATCCATGCTGATGGAGACGCTGGTGTATGTGCTGGCTGACTGTGACGAGGCCGAGTGCTGTGCCTACAATGAGCCGACCGGGCCCCGCGTTTCGGTGAAGCTGACCGGCAGCATTTTCCCGACAGACCTGACAGCAATGGAGTTTGCAAAGACGGGTCTTGCCCTGCTGGCGGAGAGATATCCGGAAAACATCCACTATGAGGACAAAAGCAAGGACGGCCAGGAGAAAATGGTAAACCTTCAGCTGTTTGCTGAGGGCTGCGGTGACGGCGGCGCTGCCGCTGCTGCCGCCAGTGCTGCGGATGCGGCCCAGGAAGTGCAGGAGCCTGCTCTGCGGCCGGCAGAAGAGCGGCTGGCCCGGCGGAGCGGGGTGCTGAAGCGGAGCAGCCGGGAAGAGGGCTCACCCTCTCAGTCGGCGCAGAGCGCCGCCAGCTCCCCCGAGGGGGGAGCCCTTGGCAGTGAGGAAAAGTCTGAGCTGGACGAGGAAGCGGCAGAGAACCAGAACGAAGTCGAGGGCAAGGACGGCGAGGAGAAGGGCGAAGGCAAGACCAAGAGCCCGGAGGAGCGGCGGAAAGCCTTTGGTGAGCTGCTGCGCGGAGAGTATGCCGACCTGACCGAGGAGCTGATGCAGAACGCCGTGACCGAAGCGACCCGGCGGCTGGAAGCAAGCCCGGCCATGAAGGGTCTGATGCAGGCACTGCAGGAAAAGTACGGCACGGATGCCAACGACCTGGTGGCCCTGACCGAGGCTGTGCGGAACGGCGCGGTGAAAGACGATGCCTACTACGAGAAGCTGGCCATGGAGAAGGGCGTTTCCACCAGGACGGCCCGGGAGCTGGACAAGCTGGAAAGCCAGAACAAGCACCTGACCGAACAGCAGCAGATGATCCAGCAGATGGAACGCCAGCGTGCCCAGCAGGCCCGCATTGCCGAGCTGCAGGCCGGATGGGACCGGGAAGCGGAGCAGCTGAAAGCCCAGTATCCCGACTTCAACATGGCTGAGGTGCTGGCGAACCCGGAGGTGGAGAAGATGATGCGGTCGGGCGTTTCTATGACAAACGCCTACCGCAGCGCCTACTTTGATCACATCCTGAAACAGCAGCAGGCCGCCACGGCCCGGCAGGTGGAGCAGGGCGTGGTGAACCGGATGCAGCAGCGCAATGCCCGGCCCGGCGAGAATGGTACCCGCCCCGGCGGCGCGGTGCAGACCAAGATCGACGTATCCCACATGAGCCGCAAGGAAATGGAAGAGATGGAGAAGCGGGTCATGCGGGGTGAAGTGATTACACTGTAAACCTCTCACCGGCACTGTCCGCCTACGGCGGCGCAGATGCCGGAGCTCCCCTAGTAGGGGAGCCGTGAGTAGAGGAAAATAAATTTTAGGAGGAAGCTATGAACAACAGAACCGAGAACCCGAAGCTGGATCTGCAGATGTTTGCAACGGCCAGCACCCAGAACCAGAATACCACCGGCGCATCCGGCATGAGTGCCGAGATGAAAACCTTTTACGAGAAGCGCCTGATCGACCAGGCAGAGCCTGCCCTGGTGCATGACCAGTTCGGCGACCCGTATCCCATTCCGGCCAACGGTGGCAAGAACATTGAGTTCCGCAAGTATGACAGCCTGCCCAAGGCCACCACTCCGCTGACCGAGGGTGTGACCCCGGACGGCCAGACCATGAACGTTTCCACCGTTACCGCTGAAGTCAGGCAGTACGGCGGCTGGGTGCCCATTACCGACACGCTGCAGCTGACCTCCATTGATAACAACATCCTGCAGGCAACCAAGATCATTGCCAGCCAGGCGGGCCGCACCCTGGACACCATCGTGCGTGATGTGCTGGCGGGCGGCACCAATGTGATCTATGCGCCCAAGATCGGCGAGGGCGGCGCGGAGACCGCCGTGACCAGCCGCGCCACCCTGGACGCGACCTGCCAGCTGACCAGCGACCTGATCGCCCGTGCGGCCACCCAGCTGAAGGCCATGAACGCTGACCCCATCGACACCAGCTTTGTGGGCATCATCCACCCTTATGTGGCCTATGACCTGCGCCGCGACCCGGACTGGATCGATGTGCACAAGTACGCCCAGCCGGACGAGATCTACAACGGCGAGATCGGCACGCTGCACGGTGTGCGCTTTGTGGAGACCAGCGAGGCAAAGATCTGGAAGGGCACCGGCTGCCCGACGGGTCTGGCTGTGTTCAGCACCCTGATCCTGGGTGCCCACGCCTACGGTTCCACCGAGATCGAGGGCGGCGGCCTGGAGCACATCGTGAAGCAGCTGGGCTATGGTGACGACCCCCTGAACCAGCGCGCATCTGTGGGCTGGAAGGCACACAAGACCGCTGAGCGCCTGGTGGAGCAGTACATGGTGCGCATTGAGAGCTGCAGCGCACGGTACAGCGCAACGGCTGAGGCAAACTAACCCTCTCACCACTCCATCCGCCTATGGCGGCATGTCGTGGAGCTCCCCCGAAGGGGGAGCTCTGCTTAGAGGAAATAGAAAGGAGCCGATAAAATGGCAGAAGCAAAGAAAAAGACTGAGACGATCCGGCTGTTTTCGGACGGCGGGAAATACAAGGGCGACCTTTTCGTGAGCGTGAACGGTGTGAACTACCAGTTGCAGCGCGGAAAGAACATTGAGGTGCCCCCGGAGGTGGCGGAGGTCATCCGCCACAGCCAGGAACAGGACGACCAGACCGCTGCCCGCATGGAAGAGCTGGCGAATAAGGCGTAATTTTAACCCTCTCAGTGCGCAGTCCGGCATGGCCGGAGCTGCTTAGATGTATCCCCCCGGCCCGGCGGCACACGCTGTGCCGGGGGTTATTTGTCTATGGCGGCGGTAAACCCCACCGTCATTGCTTCGCAATGCCACCGCCCCTAGTAGGGGCGGCCTTGGCAAAGAGGGAAAGTTTTACGCCATGCCAAGGGCCCCCCTATTAGCGGGGGCTGTCACCGTAGGTGACTGGGGGGTTATGTTACCCGAGGACAGAAGGATTTTAGACAGGAGATTGAAATATGACTGTAGGAAAGGCAATCGAAACCGCTGACAAGCTGCGGCCCAACAACGGGTTTGACCGCGAGCTGAAGATCTTATGGCTGCGGCAGGCGGATGCGGGGTTGAGAAAGAGCGTGGTGGACAAGAGCGACACCACCGATTTTGATGCCGTGGGTGCGGATATTTTATACGACCGGGAGCAGGAACTTTTGCGGCAGGACGCGGAGCTGCTGCTGCCGGAGCCCTACGACAGCTACTATACCCACTATCTGGCGGCTCAGATGGACGCGGCCCTGGGCGAGACCGACCGCTATGCCAACGAGATGCAGCTGGCCAACGAGAACCAGCAGGAGTTTGCAGCCTGGTGCAGGCACACCTACCTGCCCAGGATGGCCACGAAGTGGAGGTACTGAGATGGCACTGCCGAGTTTATACAGCATCTCGACGGGGAAGAGCATCCAGACGGCCTTTGGCGGCCTGAATGAAAGCTATGCATGCTCCTCGGAAGAATTTACCGAGATGAAGAACTTTTCCAGCCGGGGATACCCCGCACTGCAGACCCGGACACCCCGGCGCACCATGCGGGCCATGGGCCGCTGCAACGGGATGTACCACCTGAACGGTCTGCTGCTGTGCGAGGGCACCACCCTGCGCTACACCGAGGACAGCGAGGACGACGTGGCCACCGCAGCTGCGGGCGGGGAGATCGTGCTGGAAAATGCCGTGACGGACAGCGAGAAAATTATGATCGGCATGGGTACGAAGATCCTGATCTGGCCGGATGCCAAGAGCTTTGACACGGCCACCGGAAAGCTGGAAGCCCTGAGCGCTGCATGGAGCCAGACCGGCACGGTGACCATTGCCCCCTGCGACGCGGGCGGCAAGACCTACACCGTGAGCAGCGTGGGCACCACGGAACCTTCCGGCCCGGCGGACGGGACGCTGTTTCTGAAACAGAACTCCTCTTCCAGCAAGTGAGCCTATGTGAACGTGCTGGAACAGTACGATGCCAAGAGCGGCAAGTGGGCGGAGATCCTTTTGAACAGCGTGAAGATGACCCTGCCCGGGCTGGCCGCTGCGGGCTTCAAGAAGGGGGATACCATCACGGTGGAGCAGGTGCCCGGGCTGGTGGAAGAGTATCTGGCCGAGGGTGTGAACGGCGAGGTGACCATTGAGCAGATGGACGGGGACAGCATTGTGCTGACCGGCAGCCCAAAGACCGAGAGCGCACGCTATTACGGCAGCTTTACCGTGACGGCAGGCGGTACCACCTGGAAGAGCATGAACGGCAGCGAGAGCGCCACAGCGGGCGGCACCACCATTACCGCACGGCGGCGGGTGCTCCGGCTGGAATATGTGACCGAGAACGCTAACCGGGTATGGGGCTGCAACAGCGAGGAGAACGTGATCTACAGCTGCAAGCTGGGCGACCCCACAAACTGGTACAGCTACCGGGGCATTGCTTCGGACAGTTACGCCGTGAACGTGGGCAGTGACGGCCCCTTTACCGGTGCGGCCACCTGCATGGGCTATGTGCTGTTCTTCAAGGAGAACTGCCTGCACAAGCTCTACGGCAGCCGCCCGGCGGACTATCAGCTGGTGAGCGTGCAGTGCCGGGGCGTGGCCAAGCAGGCCAGCAAGAGCATGTGCGTGCTGGCAGAGGTGCTGTACTACCTTTCCCCTGACGGCGTGATGGCCTGGGACGGCAGCCTGCCGGTGAAGATCAGCGGCGGACTGGACAACACCTGGCTGATGAACGTGCGCGGGGCGGTGGGCGGTGTGCTGGACACCCGGTATTACCTGCATCTGCGGGTGCCGGGCCGGAACGAGACCCGGCTGCTGGTCTACGACACCGAGCGGCGGCTCTGGCACGAGGAGGACACGGCGGCAGAAGAGAATGCTTCCGGCTGGGCAATGTGCTCCACGGGGCGGCAGCTCTACCAGTGGGACGGCGTGAACCTGTGGGCCACCGAACCGGAACGGGAGGCCGACCGGGACACCGACACAGCAAAGGCGAATTTGGAACAGAAGGTGTCATTTGAAGCTGTGAGCGGAGACATTGGCTTGAACATCCCGGCGGACAAGTACATCAACCGGGTGTTTCTGCGAGTGGATGCCCTGACGTACAGCGTTGTGGAGCTGCAGGCCAGCTATGAGGGCGGGGCCTGGGAGACGCTGGGCCAGGCAGCCGTTCTGAACAAATACACCCGGGTCAACCTGCCCTTTGTGCCGGAGCGGCACGACACCATGCGGCTGCGGATCAAGGGCACCGGGCAGATCGCGGTGCGGAGCATTGCGTTCAGCATGGCAGAGAGCCGGGGCAACCGGGTGGCCGGAGGGGAGCCGAAGAGATAGCCCTGCTTAGAGGAAGGAGATTTTATATGGCAGATATTACGAGGCTTGGCGAGATCGCCATGCCGAAACTGAGTGACAACATGGCCCCGGAGGACAGGAGAAGCATCAACAACTACCTGATGCAGCTGCGGGACCAGATGATGTACATGATGCAGAACCTGGACGAGACGAACTTCAGCGACACCATGCGGGACAAGCTGGTGGCCATGGGGCTGAAGGTGGAGTAACCCTCTCAGCGCGCAATGCACCTGCGGTGTAGTTGCTTGCAGCTCCCCCGAAGGTGGAGCTCTGCTTAGAGAAATGCGAAGACGAAAGGAGACAGTGAGAAGATGGCAAGAGGAAAATGGTGGGAGTACCTGATCCCGGGCCACAATGTGGGGCTGATGGTAGGGGATGTGTATGACAGCATTACAGGCAACAGCGAAAAGAATGCGAGCACCGGCGTGTTTGGAACCAGAAAGAACGATTCCAACAGCTACCAGTACGCCCAGAGCAATGACCGGGTGACCACGGCAAAGAACAATCTGGATTACTGGAAGGGACAGCAGCCGGAGGACACGACGGGCCAGTATGACAGCCAGATCGGCGACACGCAGAGCCAGCTGGACAAGATGAACCGGGATGGCTTTTCCTACGATTACACCAAGGACGCGGCTTACCAGCAGTACAAGAACCAGTACACCCGGGGTGCGGAGCTGGCCAGCGAGAACGCTGCCGCCAACGCTTCGGCCCGCAGCGGCGGCTACGGCAACAGCTGGGGCACTTCCAGCGGGCAGACGGCCTACCAGAGCACCATGAACGGGCTTTCGGACGTGGCAGACAGCTTATACAACCAGGCTTACAACGAATATGCCACCAGGAAGAGTGACCTGGGCAACCGGCTGAGCTCTTTACAGCAGCAGAAACAGCTGGCAATCAACGATTACAACACCAAGCTGAACAATTACCATGGCCAGCTGAACAATGCCAACACCGAATATGCCAACGCGGTGGGGGCCAACCAGAAGAAGGATGCGAACAACACCAACTTCTGGGGGAACGTTTTGCAGGTCGGCGCAAGCATGCTGCCGTGGGTGCTGAAAGCGCTTGCCGTGATCTGAAGACCGGTGTGTGGCAGAAGAAAAGGAGAACGACATGTTATTTGATACCTTACGGAGAAAGAATCAGGCGGAACAGGAAGAGCGGGAATGGAATGCCAACCGCCCGGCGGACTATGTGAGCCGGAACAAGGACGCAATGGACAGCCTGACCGGGCAGATCGGCAGCGGGTTCGACTGGGACACCGGCAGCAAAGCCTACCAGCAGTACCGCGCCCAGGCCCAGGCCAATGCTGCCGCCAGCGCGGAGAACGCCCAGGCCAACGCGGCGATGCTGGCGGGCGGGTATGGCAGCAGCTACGCCGACAGCGTGGCAAAGCAGGGCCAGCAGCAGGCGCTGAGCGGCATTGACAATGCGGTACCAGGCCTGAGAGGCCAGGCACTGAGCGAATACCAGAACCAGCAGAACGACCTGCTGAGTGCCCTTTCCGGCATGGCCAACACCGAGGCGCTGGACCGCAGTGCCTACGGCAGCAACTTTGCCAACCACACGGCGTGGCAGAATTTCCTTGCCAACCAGAGCGAACAGGCCCGGAACGAGAACGACAATTACTGGAACAACCTCTGGAACACGGTAAAGAACATTGGCTCGGCGGCCCTGACAGCCTACGATGGGTACAAGGGGTACACCCAGCAGCAGTGGGAAAATGACTTTGCCCGGGAACAGTGGGAGTACAACAAGAACCGCACCGACCAGAGCGATGCCCTGAGTGCTTACCAGCAGGCGTTCAACCTGTACACCCAGGGAGCCGGGGATGCGGCCAGCGACGTGCTGAACCGGTACGGCCTGAACGCAAACGCTTTTGCCAACTACAACGGCGCACCGGTGACCCGGGACGATCAGGCTGGTGTTCTGAGCACCGCGGCTTCTCTGGTGGCAAGCGGAAATCAGGAAGCAGCGGCCAACCTGCTGAAGATGTACGGGCTGGACAGCAATGCAGCCGGTTCCTATGGCACCATTGCAAAACGTCAGCTGGCGACCCAGCTGGCAAAGGCGGCAGCTACGAAGAGCAGAGGAAGTTCGAGAAGTTCCGGCGGCTCCAGCAAGAGCGGAAGCGGGTGGACAAACAGCCAACTGCTGACGGCGCTGGGTAAGTATCAGAGCCTGAAGGATGATGACCCGACCAAGAGCGTCTATGCGAACATTCTGGCTAGCGCCGGAATGCTGCCGGACGGTGACACGGGCACAACAGCAGCGACCGGAACTGGCAGCGGGCTGATCGCCCCGCTGGCGAATCCGAACAAGTGGGCCATGCCCGGGGGAACCACGGGAGGGAGCACGGGTAAGAGTACCGGAATGCCGTACAGCAACGCCCTGAGCTATGCAAAGGGGTGGAGTGCAGAAGGGGTGGATTCGGATACGATCTATGCCCGGCTGGTCAACATGGGCATAAATGATGACGTGGCGGCCAAGGTCTGGAATGCGATGGGATGGTAAGGAGAACAAAAATGGCATGGACAGCAGAACAGATGGCCCAGAAGCGGGCCAAACTTCAGAAAAAAACCAATGCCGCTGCTGGCGGGGCAGAACCCCTCAGTCAGCGCAAGAGCGCTGACAGCCCCCCTGATAGTGGGGCCCTTGGCAGTACGGGAAACTCTGTGTCGGACAATAAAAGCAATACATGGACGGCGGAAAAAATGGCCGAAAAACGTGCGGCACTGCAAACCCAGAAGCAGCAGACGGGCACCGACCTGTATTCCACGGCGCTGGAGGATTACCGGACAAGGAACAACCTGGGCTTTGCGGACGCCATGGACAGCCGGAGCGACGAGCTGAACCGGCAGAAGGTGACAGTGAGCCCGGCGGAGAAGATGGAGCAGAATGCCAGCACCGTGCAGAAGCTGCGGGAACAGCGGAACAACGGTATCCGAATGGACGTTTACAGCACGGTGAACAACTGGAAGGATGCTTCCGAGCGGAACCGGGAGCTGGCGAGGCTGGTGACAGATCCCACGCTGCCACGCGGGGCTGTAAGCGCAGCAGACCTTCCGGCGGGCGTGGACTACTTGGCAGCGGACACGGGCGGCATGGGTATAATGCCGGTGCCGGAAAACACCAGGTACATGGACAGCGATTTGAAAAAGATGGGCTACACCCAGGACGAAATCAACCGGGCCCGGCTTTACATGAAGGCGTACAATAACCTGAGCCTTGGCGAACGGGCCGGACGGCGTGTGGAAAGCGATCTGGAGGGAAAAAAGGAAAATATCAAAGGCATGATCGGGCAGTACGCGGGCGCACTGTCCCCGGCCCTGACGGCCAGTGCCGAAGAGCAGATGATCCGGCGTGTTCAGAGCGGGCGTTACACCGACGAGCAGCTGGAAGCGGCAGGATGTGACCCGGAGCTCATCCGGACAGCCCACGAACGAATCCGGAGTGGTGAGCTCTACGACAAGGCGGATGACGACAGCAACCGCATGAAAGGGTTGTATGAGTGGGGCCGGGATGCCCACAAGGCCGGAGAAAACCTGACTGCGGACGCTATGGCAGGCGAGAGCAATGTGGGGAGGTTCTTCCACGGGGCTACTTCCAGCGCGGCTGAGAACCTGATCGTGAGTGCCATCAACCCGGCGCTGGTTCTGCCGGTGCTGAGTGCCCACGGCGCAGGCGACAGCATGGCTGCCAGTGACGAAGCGGGGGAGAGCCCGGAAAAAGCTATTTTGAAAGCAACGGCAAAGTTTGGCGCAGGATGGGCCATCAACAGCGTGGGTGTGGCCGACCTTGCCAAGACCATGGGCTCGGATTACGCCAAGGACACGGTGGCCGGTACCATTGCGGACTGGGTGCGCCGACAGGTGGGCAATCAGGCGTTCCGGGAAGCCTACCCGGCCATTGCCAACGCCATTTCCGGCGGTGCGGACAATGCTATGCAGGCCTTTGTGGAGACCTACGCCGACAAAGCCATTGACGCTGTGATGGGCGACCAGGAAGCGGCCAAGACGCTGTTCAACAAGGATACGTTCCTTACAGCACTGGAAGCGGGCCTTTCCGGCGGCGCGTCCGGTGCACTGGGCGGCGCTGTGGGCACAGGACTTTCCAGGATGAACGCGGGAGATTCCAGCCTGCGGGGCAACGTGGAGCGGTATGCCGCTCAGGACGAATACGAGCAGGCGCTGAAGGAACACCAGCGCCGGGAGGAGCTGGCGCGGGAACCGGAACCCCTCAGTCAGCGCGTGAGCGCTGACAGCCCCCCTAATAGTGGGGCCCTTGGCATGTCGGTGGAGTCTGATGGGACTGAAAAAGGCTCTGCTGACCTGAAAGCGGCGGGCCCTGCGGCTGAGGGCAACAGTGTTAAATATTCTATTCAAACGGACGATGACGGCAATAAGTTTGTTCAGGTGGACGGGGACTTCTTAGAAGGCGTGCCGGAAGAAAACTGGAAGAACACGGTGCGGGATGCTATCCGTGATTTGTTCCCGGATGACTTTGAACGCGGCGGGCAGACAATTTATAACACCCGTGAGGGTCGGGGCGAATTTGTGCGCTCAAAATATAGCCGTGGTTTGGAACGCACAAATACAGATACTTATGCGGACAAACTGCGGATGACACCCAATCTCGACGAAGTAATCTCTACATCCGACAATGTTCAGAATGAACCGGCAAACCACAAGAATGCGGAATCGTTCAATCGCGGAAAAATAAACATCCGCATCGGAGCCAAAGACTACAATGCGGATGTTCTGACGGCAATCAAACAGGACGGCCGTGAAGTATTCTATGATGTGGTTGACATTCAGCCCACAAAAATAAATGCTCCCACAGAAACCGCAGAAGCAGATGCTTCTGGCAACAGGTCTGTGAAAGCAAACGAAGATTCCCGGCGAACTGACATCGAATCTGTTGAATCCGACTACAGAGGACTACCGGGAGCTTCCAACAATAGTATAGCACCTGCCGGGGCCAGCGTCAACGGGAACCGTGTGGAAAACGGCGTGGAAACGGTGGAAAGTGCTGCGGAAACAGCGGCGGACGGGAATACACTTCATCCGTCTGCTGCGCAGACAGCTTCCCCTCAGGGAGAAGCCTTTAGCAGTTACGCGGACGTAGAGAACCGGGTGGATGCGGCACAGCTGGACACGGCGGACTGGAACCGGGGTGAGCAGAGAGCCGCCGCACGGCAGCTGGTGAACCGGGCGCAGATGACGACAAAGGCGGCACAGGCTGTGGTGGATGCCATGCCCCAGGGCGTGGGTGCTGCCGTGTATGCCCAGGCGGCCAACAGCCTGTACCGGATGGGCGTGACCCAGGACGTGAAGAGTTTTGAACAGGCGGTGAACCTGACCGGCGGCATGAACAGCCTGGGCGGTGCCGTGCGGCAGGTGCTGGCGCTGGGAAAGACCGGCGAGAATGCCTTGCGCATTGCCTACACCTACGGCCAGGGCGAGGCGGAAGCCTACAACGCCCGGAAAACCAGCGAAATTGGCAGCGGACAGGGAGCAGTCAACCCGGACGCTGGCACCTATTTCAAGGGCCGGAACGTGAGCAAGGGCACCAATGCCATGGACGCTTTTATTGAGCTGGGAGCAAAGAGCAGCGGCACCGCCATCCACCGGGCCGTGGAGGGGTTACAGAACAACGCCAGGGGCTTTATCAAGGCTGCGGCGGGCGAAATGTACCTTTCCGGTGAGGCGGGCAGCGAGACCGTGATGCACGAGACCTTCCACATGCTGAACGAGTGGAGCCCGGAGACTGGTCAGGCCGTGATGGACCGGCTGCTGACCTATCTTGTGCAGCAGAACGGCATGGAGAGCACCGAGAAGCTGGTGGAAAGCTATCTGGACCGGTATGAGGACGGCGGCGTGAAGATGACCTGGAACCAGGCGCTGGAAGAGATCACCGCCGATGCCATGGAGACCGTGTTCGGCACGGCGGACGGCTTTAGGAATTTCGTGCGCCAGCAGGCGGCAGAAGCGAAGATGAACGCCAAGGCCCGGGGGATGATCGGGAAGGTGATGGACAAGATCGACAGACTGCTGCACACCGTGCTTGCTGACGTGAACCGCTTTTTGAAGAACGAGCCCACCAACGCTGCCGCCAAGGCCGCCAAGAGCCTGACAGAGCAGCAGCTCAAAGACCTGCAGGAACTCTATTTTGAGCACCAGGCCGAGGCAGGCAGCAAATACCGGGAAGCATTAACCTCTCAGGCGCAAAGCGCCAGCTCCCCTAATAGGGGAGCCAAGGAGCAGGGCAGCGCAGAGGTAAAATACTCCATTAACCCGAGCTATGCACAGGACATTGACGAGTGGAACCGTGACGGACGAAACAGCCGGGAAATCTTTGTGCTGGGCAGCACGGCGGAAGCTTTGCAGGGACTGGGCGCACGAGAAAATGACATCTACATGAAAGGCGATAAAATCAGCCTGATTCTAGAACAACACCCGGAAATGACGTTGAACGAGATCAAACGCATTCCGGAAATTTTGGATGACCCCATTCTGGTGCTTTCCAGCCAGAATAAGGGGCGTGCCGGTTCACAGAATACCAGACTGGTTTTGTTTGGAAGCGTGAAAGCGCAGGATGGCAGACCCGTACTGTGCGTGCTGGATCTTCAGCCAGTAGAAAACCGAATCGTGATCCAGGATATGCAGAAGGCGACCAGTGCTTATACCAAGGATAACGACCCTGTGAGATTTGTGCGGAACAGCGAAGTGCTGTATACCTCTGAAAACAAAAAAAGAACCACAGCGTTACTTAGGACACTAGGCTTCCAAATGCCTAGCGAACTGCAACGCTATGGTTCTATGGGTAGTATATCCTATCATGGGCAAAACGTCAAGATGGAAGGTGTGCCGTTTACAGAAATAGAGACGCAGACGAAATACCAGCTGGACGTGGACAGCGACGCTGCAGAAGCCACCCGCACTGCCGCCCTGGGGGACGTGGACAAGCAGACCGACCTGATGCGCCAGGTGAGCGAGCTGGGCGGGAAGGTGCGGCTCTCCGACCAGAGCATTACCGACATTGTGCGGGCCGTGCTGAGCGACACGGGCAGTAAGCTGGATGCCAAGACCTTTACAGAGCGAATGCGGGCCCTGAGCGACTACATTGCCCTGAATAAGGACGTGAGCTGGGACGATGTGTACACCTTTGCCTCTGACATTGCCGAACAGCTGATGCAGAAGAGCAGCCATAAGAACGACGAAATGTGGAAGCACTACCCGGAACTGCACCAGATGAGCATGGTGATCGAAAAGGGATCGAAGGGCTACAGCGAGATCTTGTACCACTGGGGCAGCTGGGCCAACGCACGCAAGGAGCTGGCCCGGCGCGGCGTGAAGATCACCCAGAGCAAAGAAGGGGTGCACAGCCATTGGGACGCAGACTTTACCGAGCTGCAGAAGCTGGGGGCGGGGCTGTTCCCCACCGAAACGCCCAACAGCGCTGTGGAAGCGCTGGAAGCCATGGCAGCGGCCCATGACACCATCCGCCCGGTGATGCAGAATGATTACAGCGAGGACTGGGACGGGGCAAAGCAGGACATTGCCATGCAGATCATGCTGCGGTACATGAACAGCACCGAGGTGGCCAACGAGCAGAACGCCGAGGCCCGGCAGGAGTTCACGAAGCAGTGGGAGGAGATGCGCAAGCAGGCAAAGCAGGAGGCGCTGGAAGCGAGGGCGAAGGTGGAACTGGAACGAGCAAAGCGGGAACAGGAGCTGAAAGAAGCTGCCGAAAGCGCGGCTGACCCGTTCCGGCTGGAAGCTGCCAAAGCTAACGCCCGGGCAGACAAGGCGGAAGCCTTTGCCAGGAAGCAGCGGGAAAGCGTGAGCACCACCATCCGGCTAGCGAAAGACCGGGCGGCAAAACAATTGCAGAAGGCCCGGGATGCCCGGGAGATGGACACCACCCGGCGGAACATCAATAAGATGACAAGCCAGCTGACCCAGATGCTGGAAAAGCCCAACGAAAAAAGCTATGTGCCGGAATACCTGCTGGAAAAGGTTCGGCCCGTGGCGGCTCTGGCCAACGATGCCATTGGCAACCGCAAGGCGGCGGCACAGCTGAGGGCAGAATTGAACGGTACATACGGCCCGGTGCCGGAAGGGGGGAGCATACGGGAGGCTGTGGAAGGCCTGAGCCGGGGCATTGACCGGGAGGTGAAGTTGGGAGACCGTGCCGCCATGGAATGGCAGCAGAGCAGGCTGCTGGAGCAGATCAGCGACTGGCTGAACGATGTGAACGAGGCCCGGGAAATTGAGATGGAGAAGCTGCGGGGCGAGATCGAGAATGCCGAAAAGTGGCTGAAAAAGGATACCCCGGAGAAAAAGGCCTACATTGCCCGACTGAACGCTGACCTGAAGGCCTACCAGGACGGGAACCTTGCCACCCTGACCGCAGACCAGACCCGTGAACTGAGTGAGATCCTGGAAAAGACGTTGTTTATTGTAAAGAACGAGAATGTGATGCTGGGCAGCATAGAGGATGTGATGGTGGACGACTTTGCCGAGGGTGTTTCCGGTGAGCTGAAGAGCGTGCGCCAGCAGCGGAAGGATACCCGATTTGGGAAGATCTTCCGGGAAGTGACCAGCGTGTACAAGCTGAATACCATGAACATTGAACGGAACTTTGAGCGTTTGGGCGGCTACAACCACGGCGGCTGCATGGAGCAGCTGGGACGGCAGCTGAACGAGGGCCAGGCACGAAAGGAACGCATTAAAGCCGAGGGTGAGCGCATTTTCTCTAACGTGACCGGGCCGGAGCATGCCGAGGAGCTTTACCACTTTACCCACGATCTGGTGGACATCGGGCTAAAGACCCGGGACGGCAAGCCCTGGCTGGTGACCCATGACGTGATGACCGAGCTGTGGGTACAGTTGCAGAACAGGCAGGGCATGCACCACCTTTTGTACGGCGGGGCCACCATTGCGGACATGAGCTTTTCCACCAAGGGCCTTGCCGGGTTGGGAGAGCAATACTCCGAGACTGTGACGCTGGGCGAACTGGTGACCACCGACAAGGACGGCAGCAAGCTGAATGCCTACGAGATCAGCAAGCGGGAGGACACGCTGCGCACCAGCATCCTTGGTGAGATCGAAAAGAACCTGACGGCTTACGATGACCTGTGGATCAGCGATTTCCGGGAGCTGGGCAAGCTGACAAAGGGGTACATCAACGAGGCCAGCATGACCCTGTACGGCGTAAAGCGTGCCCGGGTGGAAAACTACATCCACATGAACGTGGACAGAAACACCCTTGTGGAGCAGAACGAGGGCGTGCGCCGGGACGTGAGCGTGGGCAGCGAGGGCTACATGAAGACCCGACAGAACAGCTCCAAGCCCCTGGCTTTGGTGGGCCTGGTGAAGCAGGCCAGCGAGAGCATAGAAAATGCCGCCCAGTTTGCAGGCATGGCGATCCCGCTGCGGAACGCCGAGAAGGTGCTGAACAGTATGCAGGGCGGCGAGACACAATACGGAGCCATTGAACGGAGCTGGGGACGGGCCGGACGCAAGTACATACAGAAGGCCATGGCCGACCTGAGCGGGAGCAAGGGAGACAGCGAGGTGTTTGACCACCTGAGCAGCGTGCTGCGGGGCAATGCCGCTGCCGCCGTGCTGACGGGAAACCTGAACGTGACCTTGCTGCAGGCAGCAAGCCTGCCCACGGCAGCGGCAGAGCTGGGCTGGGGCGGAACCGGTGCATCTGCCGTGCAGTTTGTGATGAACCTGAAGCCCAGCCAGCTGAACAGCATCGTTGAGCGGGCCTACCGCTTTGGAGATTCCCTGCTGCCCACCCGCTTGCGGGGCAGCAGCCGGGGGGAACTGAGCAGCGCGGCGAAAGAACAGGGCGTGTTCAGCACCGCCCACGACGTGGCCAGGAACAGCCAGAACGCGGTGCTGCGGTACGGCACCCGGGCCGTGGACGCTCTGGCAGACTTTGCGGGCGGAAGCATTGGCTGGATGGACAAGGTGACGGTGGCCAGCCTGTTCCACGGGGCTGAGAACTATGTACAAAAGAACCTGGCCGAATACGACCTGACGAAAGCAGACCTGCCCACCAAGACGATGGAGGACGGCAGCAAGGCTTACCAGGAAGCCGTGATGAGTAAGTTCCGGCGGGTGGTGGAGCGGACACAGCCCAACTATACCGTGATGCAGCGGACAGGAATGCAGCGCTCGAAGAACCAGATGCTGAAGACCCTGAGCATGTTCAGCACCCAGCGCCAGCAGAACGCCCAGATCATGGTAAGTGCCGTGGAGGATCTGGCGGCCCAGTGGCAGCGGAACGACCAGGCAAAGGCGGCATTGGAGAAAGCAAAGGCCGAAAACGACGCGCCCCGGCTGGCGGAGTGCAAGGCCGCTGCGGAAAAAGCGAAATCAGACAGGGCGGAGGCTTTGAAGCGGTTCTGGGATGCGGCCATCAGCCAGAGCGTGCAGACGGCGGTGATCGCCGGGCTGGGAATACTGGTAAAGTTTATTCTGCACCGGTGGGATGACCTGCAGGACGAAAACGGGGATATGACCCTTGCCAGCCTTGGCGGAAGCTTTTTGTACCAGTTCAGCAACAGCATGGTGAGCAACTACACCGGCGGAAGCGAGCTGTGGACGGCGGGGGAGAGCATCCACAGCAAGAGGGTATTCGGCAACTACGACAGCGTGAGCATGACCGGATTTTCGGCCATCAACGACGCGGTGACCAGCATGACCAAGCTGAACGCCCTGCTGGATAAGGACACCGGCGAGATGACCGAAAAAGAGCTGGACGCTTATGCCGACAGCGTGAAATGGGCCTGGGCTGACACGGCGGGCCAGCTGATGATGCTGGTGGGCGTGCCCTACAACAACGGTAAGAAGTATGTGCAGGCGGTGTTTGCCTGGATGGACACGGCCAAGCAGTGGGACGAGACCGGAGAAAAGAACTTCAATTCCACCCCGGACAGCGCCACCGGGCAGTACGACCGGCTGTTTGAGGCCATCCAGACCGGAAACACCGAGGAAGTACAGGCGGCCACCAAGAAGCTGGAACGAATGCTGGCGGAGGGCAAGATCAAGGAGCTCAAGACAGATGACCAGCTGAAAGCCCGGCTGAAAAAGTACGATGAGGACATTCTGGACGCTGCCAGGGCGAAGAATGCCGGTGACCTGGAAGCACGGGTGGATGCAAAGCAGGAAGTCTATGACCGGCTGTGTACGGCCTACGGCGTGAAGAAGCTGGGCGAAAAGGGCGAGACCGACGAGGACAAGGCCCAGAGAGCCCGGTTCAGGGAACTCATCGATAAGGCGGTGAACGAGAAGGCAGAACAGCTGTACAAGGGCGGCACCGAGGGCAGCGTGTACGATGACCTGACTGAAGCGGTGGACACCGGCAGGACCAGCGACGTGCAGGACGAGATCCGGCGGCTGCGGACGGCGGGCAAAGCGGACAGCCAGATCAAGAGCGAGATCACCGATGCGGTGAAAGAGGAGTATCTGGCGGGCAACGACCACGACCGGGAGAAGCTGGAGAAGCTGCTGACGAGCCTGACCAAAGAGGACGGGACGGCCATGTATGAGGAAAAGAACTTTGCCCAGTGGGTGAAGGACGCGGCAAAAAAGGAGGAACAGGCAAAGAACAGCAAGGATGAGTGGGCAGGGGTGAGGTGAACCTCTCAGTCACGCTTTGCGTGACGGCTCCCCTAGTAGGGGAGCCAAGTTCACGTTGCTGCTCTTTTGCGGGGAGCCCTGCTTAGAAGAAAGGGAGACCGTTCGGGGTGAACGGCCTCCCTTTTGCTATGTTATTCTGTTAAATCATGCCGAGTTCGGATTTCAGACCTTTTTGCAGAACACTGGAAAAATTGATGTGTGCGGATTCGGCGGCATCGTTGAGCCAACCGGGAATAGACAGGGTCTTTTTGACGGGCTTGAACTGCTTCTGATATTCTTCCATATCAAAAGGAATCATTGCAATAAAATCACCGGTATCCACATGGATGGCAGAAGGAAGAGAAGGCTTAGGACATACTTCACAATCTTCAAGCATCAGACCAATGGCATCCTGGGCCATAGCAACCGCTTCATCCATAGTTTCCCCTTGGGTAAAGCAACCTTCAATATCTGGAATTGTAACGGAATATCCTGTTTCTTCTGGATGAAAAACAGCAGGATAAAATACAGCAGTCATTTTAATATTACCTCATATATAGCGTGATGTAAGTTTTGAAAATATTATATGATAACGAGAAAACTAATATTCAATTATTTCAATAATCTATAATGTAGTATTAGGATAACCAGAAATTTTCCAGGTTGATCCTAACAAGATAATGTTATTTTTTGATTCCGGCTTGTTTAAGAATACTTTTTTCTAGACCGGGCTTCAGATCCTTTGCATGATAAGGAACGACAGTGGATTTTTTGGTGACGGGGTTGCTGTACATCCGATGAGAGCCATTGGAGCGAATGCAAACAAAGCCGTTTTGCTCCAACAGCCGACACATCTCTTTTGGAGTTAGCGGCATGGCGGTGGAATCCTCCTTTCTTCGTTGGTAATTTGATTATATACGTATTTTACGTATTTGTCAAGAGGCGGGAACTTATGTATGTCCGGGGTAGTTGCACCCGGCGGGGCGTGATAGGATAGGGGCAGGAAGGGAGTGAAACTGTGAGCCAACTGGATATCAAGATCAGAAAGCTGCAGGACAACGGTTCGACGTTCCGGGCAAACATTGAGACGCTGTATCTGGGCGGTGTGCGGAGCGCCAAGGTGGACGAGCTTCGCTTTGAGCTGCCGGAAGAGTGGAAGAACTGCACCGTGACCCTGCATGTGCAGCGCCTGAGCGGCACAAAGCCGGACCCGCAGATCCTGGACGAGAACAACAGCGCACTGGTAGACCGGCGCTGGACACTGGAAAAAGAGGGCACCTGGATGCTGCTGGCCATCAACGACAGCGGCTACACTGCCATGACCAAGCCCGGCAAGTACACCTGCTATGACACCATCGACACCGACACGACCACCGAGAGCATTACGCCGAGCATCTATGAACAGTTCGTGGCCGAGGTGACGAAGTACGCCAAAAAGGCGCTGGAGAGCATGAACGCGGCCAAGACCAGTGAGGAAGCAGCGGCCAAATCTGCTAAAGAAGCAGCGAACTCTGCCGCCAGCATGGAAGAAAGCGTGCGGGTGAGCGGGGAAAATGCCAAAAAGGCTGCAAACAGTGCTGCTGCGGCAAAGAAAAGTGAGGAAGCGGCAGCAAAGAGCGCAGAGGCATCTGAGAACAGCGCTAAGAAAAGCGCCGAGAGTGAGAGTGCATCCAAGGCTAGTGCGGGAAAGGCAAAGGACAGTGAAGAGGCGGCGAAAAAGAGCGAGGACGCAGCAGCCCTGAGCGAGACCAACGCCGCCGCCAGCGAGGAGCGCGCCAAGACCAGCGAGACCGCCGCCAAGCGGGCCCTGCAGGACACGGAGACGGAGCATACCGCCGCCTTGCAGGACATCGCGCGGGCCCGCACCACGGCCCTGAACGATGTGGCCAACTCCACCAAGACGGCCACCGCTGCGGCAAACACTGCCACCCGGCTGGCCACCGCCGCTGCGGGGAGCGCTTCCACCGCCGCCACCAAGGCCGGGGAGGCATCTGCCAGTGCGGGAGCGGCAGCTACAAGCCGTCAGGCAGCAGAAAAGGCTCAGAAAGCCGCAGAGGATGCCGCAGCGCTTGCCGGAACACGGGCCGGCACGGACAAGACCCTGTCCGTGCCCGATGCACCGGCGGATGCAAAGACTGTGGGCGACAAGTTCAAGAGCATCAAGACGGACTGGAATTCCGTGACGGATAAGCCGAGTACGTTTCCACCGAGTGCGCATAACCACTCGAAATTGGAGTTCGAGAACAAGAATGAAGTGAATTTTGTTGGCATCCCAGAAAACAACACGGTCTACTTGGGATATCGAGACAACACCATTGATGAGTATCGGTTTAATGACGGTCGAGGAAGCGGCTCTTTTGCAAATGTCAGGGCCAACAAATTCATTGGTTCGCTGGATGGTAATGCAACCACCGCCACAAAAGCAACCGGCGTAACCGACTATAAGGACGCATCCAGAACAATCCAAGTCGGCTATGCGGGCGACGGCCTTAATACGTCGAATCTGACGCACATTGCCGGTTATACGGATGACGGTACAAAGATCAAAGATGTTTCCAAGGATGTGCTGAAAAGCTGGCTCGGGGTCACCAACATCACATCCCAAACCAGTGACCCCGGTGCGGGAAGCAGCCTTGCAACCGGTTCTATCCTGCTGGTGTACGTATAAGGAGGAGATAACATGGCAATTTATACCGGAATCGACGGAAGTGCAAAGTCGGTCTCCAAAATCTACACCGGCGTGGGCGGTACCGCAAGGCCAGTACACAAGGGCTATATCGGCGTGGACGGCGTAGCCAAGAAGTTCTATGACGGCGGCAATCCCATCAGCTCTTTTGCATTGGGGACAGAATTTGGCATCTCAGACCCAAGCGGCAACAAGACCTACTGGTATAAGCTGATCCATAAGGGCGTTCCGGGCGGCGGGTTGTACGACAGCACGGCCAACGGTGCATGGCTCTGGAGAACAAACATTGCGGCATCTACTTCTATCAGTAACAATTACATCTACGGCTACGAAGGATGGGCACTGGACAACTGGTGCGTCAACTACCCGGGCGGAAATATCACGTCCAGTGTGGCAAACCGCCTGATGACCGTGCATCTGCCCTACGTGAAACAGGCGGATTACGGCTCGGCCAATGTTTCCTCCGGCTCGAACGGCCTTTCGAGGAAGTGCTTTCTGCTTTCTGCTGTTGAGATGGGTGTTTATACATGGCAGGGCGTGGACGGCCTGATGGCGCAGGAGGGTGCAAAGCTGGACTACTTCGACTACACAACTGCTGCCACTGACAAGCGAAAAGCAGATAAAGAATACTGGACACGCTCCAAGCGAACCCACAACGGCAACTATATGTACGCGTTTTATGCGGACGGAAGTTTATGCAATGCAGGCTACAGAGAGAACTCGCACGGCCTGCGCCCCTGCATCGTGCTGCCGCTGAACACGCTGGTGACAACGTTTAAGTTCTTAGGGGAGCTTAACTATATTAACTGAGCACCCGGAAAGGAGAGTTCAAAATGGAAGAAGCAACGATCCGCCCCGGGTACACGGTACCGACCGAGACCGACGGCACCCCGGCAGATTACAGCGCGATCGAGGCTGCGGTGAACGCACACAACCAAAATGCACAGCCCGGGGAAGCTTACTGGGGTATCCGGTTATGCGGGGCGGAATACGAGGTGTACGAATACGGAGAAGTGCCACAGCCGCCGACCGCTGAAGAGCTGGCCGCACAGGAAAAGGCCCATAGGGAAGCCCAGCAGCGGCAGGAGGTACTGGACAAGCTGCCGGAGACGCTGGAAGCCCTGAAAAACGAAAACGAAATGCTGAAGCAGTGCTTGCTGGAAATGAGCGAGACTGTCTATGCGTAAAATCACACAAAAAATCGAAAGGTTGGTAATAATGATGGCTATGTTATGGGCCCAGGAAATTATGTCTGCTGAGACCGTGGAGGAGGCAAAAGCTCTGTATGAGCGCTGCCCCCGCTTGCTGAAGGAGAAGGTCAAGGCGATTCTTATCAAGAGCGGCTTTGAGGAAATCACACAGTAAGGAGGCGCAGAGCAATGCCAAGAACAATTCTTGACGTTTCCCGCTGGCAGGGCCGCATTGACTGGGACAAGGTCAAGGCAAGCGGCCTTGTCTCCGGCGTGATGATCCGCGCCATGGGCAACAGCAAAGAGGGCAAACCTAGCAAACCCTACATCGACTCCTTCTTTGCCCGCAACTATGCCGAGTGTGCCCGGCTGGGTATCCCGGTGGGCGTGTACGGCTACTTCAAGGCCACCACCAAGGCACAGGCCGACAGGGAGCTGGCCCTGTTCAAGCAGGCGCTGGGCGGCAGAAAGCTCCAGCTGCCGGTGGCCGTGGACATCGAGGACACGCTTCAGGCGGCCCTGAGCAAGTCCGCCCTGACTGACATCGTGGCCCACTGCCTGAGCGTTGTGGAGAACTGGGGCGTGTACGCCATGCTGTACACCGGCCTGAACTTCGGGCAGACTAATTTGTACATGGGCGGCGCGGCCCTCAAGCCCTACGACGTGTGGCTGGCGGCCTACCGCACCAAGAAGCCCGCCCCCGGCTGGCCCTTTGGGATGTGGCAGTACACCAGCAGCGGCAAAGTCCCCGGCATCGCCAAGGGCGCAGACCTGAGCGTGGCCTACAAGGACTATGCTGCCATCACCCAGCGGGCCGGGCTGACGAAAGTGAAAGGAGAATGACAATGAAAAATGAGATTTGTGCGGCCATCGGCATTGTGGGCGGGGCCATTGCCAGCCTGCTGGGCGGCTGGGACACGGCGCTGCAGACGCTTATCATCTTTATGGCGATCGACTACATCACCGGCCTGATCGTGGCGGGGGTGTTCCACACCAGTCCCAAGACCAAAACTGGCACCCTTGAGAGCCGGGCAGGCTGGAAGGGCCTGTGCCGCAAGGGTGTGAGCCTGCTGGTGGTACTGGTGGCCTGCAGGCTGGATGCTGTCATCGGGTCGAACTTTATTCGGGACACCGTTGTCATTGCGTTTGTATGCAATGAGACTATCAGTATCGTGGAGAATGCCGGACTGATGGGTGTGCCCATCCCGGCGGCGCTGACTCGTGCTGTGGACGTGCTGAAGCAGCGGGCGGAAGAAAAGAACGGCAGCTGACAACGGCCCCGGGGAGCCTGATGGTTCCTCGGGGCTGTTTTCTTTTGGCATGTTTCGGCATATTCCGACGCATTCCGCATTATCCGGCACATTCTGACATTTTCCGGTTAAAGTTGGATGGAAAGGATGTGCAAACAATGCCCGATGTGAAAATTACGGACTCCCCTGCCCAGCTGGATCAAATTCTTAGGCCTCTGGGAATCACCCGGAGCTCAAAGAATTACCGTGTTCTCTGCGACTGCGTGGCTCTGATCTGTGAGCAGGAGGATCGGCTGGAAGCCGTACAGAAGGAGATCTATATCCCCATCTCAGACCAGCGGCACTGCAAGTGGTCCGCCATTCAGAGCGCCGTCCGGCGTGCAGCAGAAAAGGCCTGGGCGCTGAACCCCGAGGGCGTTCAGCAATTGGCTGGCTACCCGCTGACCGGCGCACCCAGCGCGGTGCAGTTCCTGGAGATGCTTTACAATGCCGTGGTGAGAGGGTAACGAAAAGGCTGCCATGCAAGTGTGATGCGTGGCAGCCTTTTTTTGCTTGATTTTCGCATAGTTTCCCGCAAAAGTGGGTTTGACTGTGGGTTATAGCAAAAGAAAAACACCCAGAAACTTACGTCTCTAGGTGTTTTATCTTGGTGGAGCGAAGCAACCTAAATCCGAACCATTGCCCTCTGGGGCATCTTTGGCAGCAATCTCATCGAACGTGATGGTTTTTGTGCCGTCTTTGTAGTTGAATGCAATCAAAACTTTTTCATCATAGAGATAAACAGCATTCACGAACGTATTGATAAGCGTTTCCCGGTGGCTTTTCACGTTCGGGTCGAGTTTGCGGAAGTTGGTGAGCCA